TTTACCCAAGCCGCGACTCTCACGGCTGATGGCGATTATTTAGTCGGTCAAACATCTGCAGGACTTACTGATGCAAATAGCATTACTTTAAGTAAACAATATGGTGTTGTTTATGTAAATCACTTAACTGGTTCTGCAAGTGGTGCTCAATATGCGATTTTTGGTTATGCAGGTGGGAGCATTGGCTCTATTACCCAAAACGGCACAACAGCAGTTGCCTACAACACCTCATCTGATTATCGCTTAAAGAACATCACAGGCCCAATCACTACTTCTGGTGCGTACATCGACAGCCTAAATCCTGTTGAAGGCACTTGGAAGACTGATGGCTCTACCTTTGTTGGCTTGATTGCTCACGAAGTACAAGAAGCCTCACGCACACAAGTAGCCACAGGCACTAAAGATGGTTCTGAAATGCAAGCAATGGATTATTCAAGTGCTGAAATTATTGCTAACTTAATTGCTGAAGTTCAATCCTTGCGTCAGCGTTTGTCTGCCGCTAATCTTTAAGGACTGATATGACTAAAGATGAACCAGTAGCGTGGATGTTTCAGCATGACGAAACAGGGCGTATGAACTACGTCAGCAATGATGGAATAAACACACCAGAGAGATTTATTGAAATGAATCCTCGCTACAAATTGGTATGCCCTTTATACACTAGACAAACATTAAACACAGAGGAAACAGTATGACTACTACATGGACTATCTCAACTCTTGAGCGTGAAACCTCAAACGGCTTTGTAACGACTGCGCACTGGCAAGCTACAGCAGTAGATGGCGACTACACAGCTTCCATTTATTCAACTTGCTCATGGGCAGAAGGAACACCTACGATTCCCTATGCAGACCTGACACAAGAAACAGTCCTTAACTGGGTTTGGGCTAATGGTGTTGACAAGCAAGCCACAGAAGATGCACTAGCAGTTAACATTGCTTTGCAGAAGAATCCTGTTACGGCTACTGGTGTGCCTTGGTAAAACAGGAAGTTGCCACCTGATCTTGGCAACACATCAAAAGGAAACATCATGGGAAACGAAAAAAAGACCCCTGTGACAATCGACGGCGTAGAGTACAAGTTTGAAGACATGACACAGCAACAACAGATGCTGTTAAACCATGTTGCTGACTTGGATCGTAAGTTGGATTCAGCACGTTTTAACGTGGATCAGTTGCAAGTAGGTAGAGATGCCTTCTTCAGAATGCTGAAAGATGCGTTGGAAGCCAAGCCTGAAGAGGCTGTGACTGACGTAACAGTTAACTAAAAAAGAGCCACCTTCGGGTGGCTTCTTCAAGGAATTTTATGGAATCGGTGGATACTAAATTGGCTGTACATGAAGCGATATGCACAGAGCGGTACAACAGTATCGACCGATCCCTGCGAGATGGGGACAAGCGCATGACGAAGATTGAGTACCTCTTGTATGGGGTGATCGTGTGCGTGTTGTTTGGCCCCGGCGTCGCAGGCGAGCTTGTCAAAAAGATTTTGGGTATTTAACCAGAGGCTCACATGACATATGCGCTGGCTCATACTGTTACTGCTGTTAGGGCTAGTTGGAGCCGTAGCCAAGAATGGATGCCATGTGCGCGAGTTCTATGGGATAGCTTACACCGTCCACGATCCAACCGAACGGCACAGAGAAATGATGGCTTGGCTGGATCAGAACGCAGGCCGTTGCAAATCAACAGAATATTTAGTCATCTGGAACAACTTGTCCGAGTGGGCGGGTACGGCAGATTCCACATGGCTTAGAAACAAAGTTGTTCATGGATACAAAGATGCACTTGAGCGCGAAAAGAAATGATTCCGCCTTTGTACAAATGGTATCCGATGGTACAGCCGGGAGGAGAACCCAACAGGACAGACGCGCTTGAGCGCAGGGCTGAGAAGCTGACTGAGGACTACAAGCAGGCTCTAAAGATGAAAAAGGTGAAGGATAAGATTGATGATCTTGAGTTTGAGTTGTATGTAAAAAAGGCAGAACGCAACCAACTTAGCCTTGAGATTTTTACAAACCGCAAGATAGACATACTGGCATAACATGGTTACAGCAAAAAAGGCTCCGGCCAAAACTCCAGCCAAGGTAGCGCCCGTTAAGCGGCGTACACCAAAGCCAAAGACAGAGCAGACAATCAATGTGTCTGTTGCCGCGCCGACTGCATCAAAGCCGGAAGCCAAAAAAGACGATAGCGCCCTCGGTAAAGTAATTGGTTTAATTGAATGGGTAGACAATCCCTTCAAACTTTTCACGGTCATATTGTTATCGTTTCTATTCTTTGCAGGGTACTTTGCATGGGACTCCCGTCAGGTCATCCTTCACGCCATCACAACGCAGGACAAAATGCCTCAGTTGGCAAAGCAGGAAAACTTGATTGCTCCTGCCCGTAGCTTGATGAAAGATGTAGACGGTTTGGTTGTGCTAGTTCACAAAGCCAATTTAACAATTAACAGCCGCACCACTGTATTAGCTTTGAACGCCGATGGCTCACGAGAGAAGGCTATTGAAGGCTCTGTTACATCATTGTTTAACGCCAGCGCAGACCGTAATGGTGCAATGATTGCCATGCTCAACGGTGAAGTACTGTGCGAAGAGTTCAACCCGTCTTCTAAAGTGGGTGAGTGGGGCGTAAAGCAGGGCGTTAAGTTTATGTGCCGTGGTTCTATTCCCCCTGAAATGGGCAAGTTTGCAGGGTATGTAGCGATTGGTTTTAAAGATAAGCCAGAGGATATTGCGGCGTTAAAGACCCGTATAAACTTGGCGGCAACTGACATGTCGGAGGAATAATCATGTTTGAAGTACTAAGCGGTGGTTTACTGGGTTCTATCTTTGGCGGCTTGTTCCGCATGGCTCCTGAAGTCTTAAAGTTCTTTGATAAGAAGAACGAACGTCAGCATGAGCTTAATATGTTTGCCCGTCAGTGCGAGCTTGAAACGCTTCGCGGCCAGCAGAAATTGGCTGAGATTGGTGCTCAACGGGAGGCGGCTATTGACGTAGGTGTTATGGATGCGTTTAACAACGCCATTACCCAGCAGGCCGAGATGGTCAAAGCCGCAGGCGGTTGGGTGGCTAGTCTGTCAGCTTCTGTTCGTCCGGTAGTCACATACTGGGTGCTGTTTGTCTGGTCATTCATCCATGTATGGTTTGCATGGAACGCATGGCTTGCCGGTGCGCCTGCTGTAGAAGTGTTCAAGACCATGATGACACCTGACTTCTCAGCCCTGCTGTCTGGGACAATTAACTATTGGTTTCTTGACCGCACTTTGAAGCAACGCGGAATATGAACCTAGAAATAGCCGCAGAGATGTGTAAACGGTTTGAGGGCTACCGCGCCAAGCCGTATTTATGTCCGGCTGGCGTGGCTACGATAGGGTATGGTTCTACCTATTATGCTGATGGCCGCAAGGTTACTTTAAATGACCCTCCAACGACACAAGAGGAGGCTCATGTTCTTTTAATGCACGAATTGGAACATAACTATTTGCCCGGTGTTTTGCGTAACTGCCCCGGCTTGATTACTGACGTTCGCAAGTGCAATGCTATTGTGGATTTTTGTTATAACTTGGGCACAGGACGCTTGCAGACTTCCACGTTAAAGAGGAAAATCAACGCCAATGATTGGGAAGGGGCAAAAGAACAACTGATGCTCTGGACTAAAGGTGGCGGCAAGGTTTTGCCGGGCTTGTTTAAACGCCGCACGGCTGAGTGCGCTTTGTTGGATTAACCGATGCCATTACAAAAAATACTGTTCAAGCCGGGTGTCAATAAAGAAAACACCCGCTACACCACGGAAGGTGGGTGGTATGAGTGCGACAAAGTTCGTTTCCGTCAAGGCAATCCAGAAGTAATTGGTGGATGGCAGCGCATTTCAGGCTATGCCTATAACGGTATATGCCGTTCACTTTGGAATTGGGTTACCCTGCAAAATCAAAATCTTGTTGGCGTAGGTACTAACACTAAGTTTTATATTGAGCAAGGTGGCGCATACAACGACATCACGCCTATTCGTGCAACAAGCACAATTAACAACAACCCATTTGCATTAACAGCTTCTACGACTGTTACTGTTACTGATACGGCGCATGGCGCAACTACTGGGTCTTTTGTAACTTATAGCGGCGCTGTTGATATTGGCGGTGTTGGTACAAACGTAACTGCCGCAGTTCTTAATAAAGAGTTCCAAGTTACTGTTATTGACGCTAACACCTACACAATTGTTATTTCCGTAACACCAAATGCAACAGCTATTGCTGGTTCTCCCGGTGGTGGAGCTTCCGTATCTGCTGCGTATCAAGTTAATGCTGGCCCCGCCTTTGCAGTACCACTAACGGGTTGGGGTGCAGGTGCTTGGGGTGCTGGTACTTGGGGCTATGGCGGTGCGCCAATTTCAAGTTTGCAGTTGTGGAGCCAAATGAATTTTGGTCAGAATTTACTTTTTGGCCCTCGTGGTGGTGGTATCTATTATTGGGATGCTACAACTAGTGTGACTACCAGAGGTGTAAACCTTACAACTCTTGGCGACGCTGAAACACCCGTGGTGCAGAATAGTCTTACTGTTTCTGATGCATCTCGTTTTGTAATTGTGTTTGGCACAAACGATCCTAATGCGGTAAATCCAACTGCAATAGATCCAATGTTTATTCGCTGGTCAGATCAAGAAGATCCATTTACATGGATTCCCGCAGCTACTAATCAAGCAGGAAGTTTAAGACTTTCTCATGGTTCTGAAATTATTACTACTGTGCAAACACGTCAAGAAATTGTAGTGTTTACCGATGCTTCTTTGTATTCATTGCAGTATCTTGGCCCTCCTTATGTTTGGGGCTCACAACTTCTTGGTGACAACGTATCTATTATTAGCCCTAATGCGGCAGTAATTGCTTCTGGTGTGGTGTATTGGATGGGTGTAGATAAGTTCTATGCTTATGATGGTCGTATACAGACGCTTAACTGTGACCTTCGTCGTTTTATTTTCCAAAACCTTAATTTAGAACAAACTGAACAAGTTTTTTGCGGGACTAACGAAGGTTTTAATGAAGTTTGGTGGTTCTACGTTTCCGCTGGTAGCACATTAATTGACAAGTATGTTGTGTATAACTACCTTGAAAAAATCTGGTACTACGGCACTATGGAACGTTCTGCTTGGCTTGACTCAGGATTGCGGGGCTTTCCACTAGCTGCTATATATGATCCATCTACAAGTACGGGTAATCTTGTTAATCACGAAAGCGGATTAAATAATAACGCTACGGGTACAACCGTTGCTATTGACGCTTATATTAGTTCGTCTGAGTTTGATATTGGTGATGGGCACAACTTTGGTTTTATCTGGCGCGTACTGCCGGATTTAACATTTGAAGACTCTACTAACTCTCCTACTGGAGATGTTCCTTCTGTCACAATGACTTTGTATGGTTTAGCTAACTCAGGCTCTGGGGTAACGAGCACTGCTACGCAACCTGTGGCTAAAAGTAGTACATACGTAATTACAGAACAATTTACTGGGCAGATCTATACTCGGCTACGCGGGCGTCAAATGATCTTTAAGATTAGCTCCAATCAAATTAACACTGCTTGGCAGTTAGGCGCACCTCGTATTGACATTAGACCGGACGGTAGACGTTAATGCCCTCTAAGAACAGGATTATTAACCCCGCTGTACCTAACTTACCATTGGGTACGGATGAGTATGAACGTCGATATCAGGATCAATTCACAAACGTTTTGCGTTTGTACTTTAACCAATTACAAAATGCGCTTGGAGAGTTGTTTGGCCCAACTGGTGGTAAATACGTAGCGTTTCCGTACGGAGCGTTTTCAGACTTTGCCAGCCAGACCGCGACAGTTAATACAGCGACTGTAATGGCGCTGAGCACCACAGATTTTTCTAACTCTGTGTCGCTACAAACAGGCTCAAAGATTACGGCGGAGTACGCAGGTATTTACAACTTGCAGTTTAGTGTGCAGGTGCAGAACGCAGATAACGCACCGCATGATATTTTCATCTGGCTCAGACAAAACGGCACAGATATTGTTGGCTCTACAGGCAAAGTCGGTTTGCCTGCTCGTAAAAACCCCGGCGATCCGTTCCACGACATCAAAGGCTGGAACTATTTTTTATCCATGAACGCTGGTGATTACGTTCAGATTTACTGGTCTACAACCAATGCGGCTGTAACCATACAAACATACGCGGCTTCAGGCACACCGACCAAGCCATCTACAGCATCTGTTGTAGCCACACTTTCATTTGTGTCTGCATTAGCAACATGATAATATCCACCCAATTCAAGGAGCACCTTACCCATGCTTATCCCCAATAAATTCAACGGCTACAGACGTGATGGCACACGTAATCTCTACATTGGTGGAGGTGTTGGCGAAGCGGCTCTTCTAAACGCCATGATGACTGGCGCTGCTGTAGGTGGCGGAACGTCTATTATTCAAGGTAAAGATCCTTTGCAAGGTGCCTTGCTTGGTGGCTTAATGGGTGGCGCTGGTGGCGCTATGTTTGGTAGTGCTGGCGCTGCTGCTGGCGAGGCGGCTGGTACCGTTCCTGGCGCGGCCTCTACAACTGCGGTTTTACCTGAAGCTATTAGTGCGCAAACTGGTAGTGGTTTGGGATCAATTAGTCCCGACTTTGCTCCAATGCCCGGTACTGCTGGTATGGGTGCGCCCGGCACGTCCATAATGGGTAGTAATCCCGCTGTGCAGTATGCATCTGGTGCTATGCCCGCAACTGCTCCGAGTGCCGCAGCGCCTCAAGGTATCATGGGCCAAGCTAAAGACTTCTTTGCTGGCTTAACTCCTAAGCAACAACTTCTTGCTGGTGGTGCAGGTATTGCTGGTCTTGGCATGATCTCTGATCAAATGCGTGGAGGCGTGCCTAGAAAGAAAGAATACAGTGGTGCACTCAGCCAGTATAGATTTGACCCTGCTGCATATCGCCCATACGGTTTTGCAAGGGGTGGGCAGACCGGCGGTATTGCAAGTTTAGGTGGTTACTCTGATGGGGGCCGCATGCTTAAAGGCCCCGGTGATGGTATGTCTGACAGCATCCCTGCACGTATTGGTTCTAGGCAACCTGCTCGTTTAGCAGATGGAGAGTTTGTTGTGCCCGCCGATGTCGTTTCTCACTTGGGTAATGGCTCAACCGATGCAGGGGCTAAACAACTCTACGCAATGATGAACAAAGTACGTCACGCTCGTACTGGCAATCCAAAGCAAGGCAAACAAATTCAGCCACGTAAGTATTTACCCGCATAAGGAGAATAACATGGCTGGTGGTGGCGTTGCATTTAATCAAGCTTTTGATAATCAAGGTGAAGGTAGTACTAACCCTAGTGAACCTGTAGTTAAGTACGGTACTGGTGGGCGAATTACTGGGTTTGCTAATGGTGGCAACGTAGACTCACGGGGCGTAAAACACTTCCTAGCTGGTGGCCTAGAAGACTCTTTTGGTTATCAAGCCGATGGTGGCGGTGGTGGCGGTGGTTATGATTTTGGTGGTGGCTACGACTTTGGCGGCGACTTTGGTGGGGGTAACGATTTTGGCGGTGGGTTTGGCGGTGGAGCTAATTTTGGTAACGTGGGAAATTTCCTAGTTGATAATGACGATAGCCTTACCCGCCCTCGGTCACCATTTGCTCTTTTTGATGATAGTACTGATGTTGTTGAACCTGTTTACACAGATACTTTTAATAACGTTAATCTCAATAACGCTGATAATACTAGCGGTGGCTCCACATTTAGTTCTGATCTTAACGACTATGGTATAGGTAGCGGCTTAAATGCTAGTGCTACTGCAGATACTGTGACTGGAAACGTATATAACACTTATGGTGCCTTTGGCGATACAGTTCCTTCATCAGTAACAGATACTTTATCAAGTGGTTCTACAGTCGTTGGAAACACTGACGGAACTTATACTGCAATTGATTCAAACGGAACTATTTCAACGCTTGATAGCAGTGGAAATACTGTTGGTGGAGATACTAGCTCGACCTTTAACCCTTCAATTAACGTTAAATATATTGATCAAACAACAGGACAACTTGTAGATTCTGGGTGGAGTAGTGGTACTGATACAACCACTGGCTCAACCACTGGTTCATCTACAGGTTCATCTACAGGTACAGGTACAGGTACAGGTGCGGGTACAGGCACAGATACAGGTATTGCAGGTATTGCAGGCTTAGACGCAACCGGCGGCGCTGGTACAGGTAGTGGTTCAACAACCTCTGTAGATTCAACAACCCCTGCAAGTTCTACAACTCTTGGTGGTTTGTACGGCACAGGTACGTCTAACAATACATCTACAACATCCCCTGCGTTTGGTTCAGGTTCTACTGCAAGCCCAAGCGATTTAATTCAAAGTCAATATGGAATTATTGGCACAGGTAACTACAACACACCAGTAACTTATGTTGATTTAACCGGCAACACAGTTACGTCTACACCAACTACAACTACAAACGCTACCAATACAGCAAATACAAATATTACTACGCCTACTTTAACTACGCCTTTTACAGATACAACTACAACTACAACTACGCCTACTTTAACTACGCCTTTTACAGATACAACTAGTACAACAACTACTCCAACTACTACAACAACTACTCCAACTACTACAACAACTAGTACAACAGATACAACTACACCAACTACAACCAATACAACCAGCACTGCCAATAATACAACTGGTACAACTGGTACAACTGGTACAACTGGTACAACTAGTACAACTGGTACAACTAGCACTGCTGGGTCAACAAACAATACATCTGGAACAACCGGAATTGCCAGTCTGCCCACAAACTTAACAGGTATAGCTGGGTTAACCGGATCTACTTCGGGCGGTGATGGTGGTGGCGGAGGCGGTGGTGGCGGAGGCGGTGGTGGCGGAGGCGGTGGTGGCGGTGGTACTAGTGGAGGTGGTGGCGGTACTACTACTCCTGGTACAGACATTACTACTTCTGGTGGAACTAGTGGAACTACTGGCACTGGGTCAACTTCTGGCACTGGTGGCACTGATGGGACTACTACTGGCACTGCAGGTACTGGGGGAACTGGTACGGGCGGAACTGGAACTGGTGGTACGGGAACTGGCGGAACTGGAACCGGTGGAACTGGTACGGGTACTGGTGGTACGGGTGTTGGTGGTACAGGTACTGGTGGGGATGGAACTGGCGGCACGGGAACTAGTGGAACTGGAACTGCAGGTACTGGCACTGGTGGTACAGGAACTGGTACTGATGGAACTGGCGTTGGTGGTACTGGAACCGGAGGCGATGGAACTGGTGGTACTGGAACCGGAACTGGTACGGGCGGAACTGGAACCGGTGGTACTGGAACTGGAACTGGCGGCACGGGTATTGGCGGAACTGGTACTGGCGGTGGCGATGGCGGCGATGGAGGTGACGGGGGTGATGGGGGCGATGGTGGCGAGGGCGGTGATGGCGGAGATGGTGGTGACGGGGGTGATGGCGGGGATGGTGGCGATGGTGGTACACCTGTAGTATTGCCCCCTGTGGTAGTGCCTCCTGTGGTAGTGCCCCCTAGAACTCCAGTGACTCCGGTGCCTAGAACTCCAGTGACTCCGGTGACACCTTACGTGCCTACTGTTACGGCACCTAACAGGAACATTTATCGTTCGCAGTATCAAAACTATGCTGACCCATTGACGATGTTCAATGCAAGCAACTACGGCAGAGACCCAGCAACTTCTGCTGGGTATAACTACGCCACTGCTTCCGGTAATATGGGAATTGATCAGTTGAATCAAAACCTACGTGCTTTTGCAGATCAACAAATGGCCCAAACATATCCTGATGGTTCTCCTCGGGGCGCGGATATGAATCAAGTATTAGCAGAAATGCGTAGGTCAGGACTAACTGCTACTGATTTGGAAAATGCTCGTTACGGACGCACAACTGGTCTAAACACACCGTTTAGCCAATACAACAAACAACAGCCCACTGCACGAACATTTGGTGGTGGCATTGCAGAATTGATTAAGAACTTGCCTAAATGAGCTTAAAAATTAGTCACGTTGAAACTAACTATGTCCAGCAAGTCTGGCCTATGGTAAAACCCTTCCTAGAAGAAGCCATGGTAAAAGGTGGCGACTTTCCGGATTGGGCGCAGGATTACACGGTTGACCATATACAAAGCTTTCTTACAAATGGCGCTTGGCTGCTTGTTGTTGCTGTAGATGAGGAAGGTACTGTGCATGGTGCCACCACTGTTTCGTTTATTAATTACCCTATGCACAGGGTAGCGTTTGTAACGGCTATTGGTGGCAAACTTATTTCTAGCCAAAATACTTTTGACCAGTTTAAAGCCTTGTTAAAACTGCGTGGTGCAACGAAAATACAGGGGTACGGACGAGATGCAATCGTTCGCCTCTGGAAACGATATAACTTTGAACCCAGAAATACCCTTGTTGAGGTACTAATATGAGCTATTCCCGCCGAGAACTTTATGCCATGGGCGAGCCCCTTGGTGAGTCTGTTACCCGCCTTAAACCCGGCGGTGGTCGCATTTATGGTGGCGGTGGCGGTGGCCCAACATCTTCAACAACCAACACATCTAACATTCCTGATTGGCTGCGCCCTCAAGTTGAGACTGTGCTTGGCGGCTCTATGGAAGAGCTATTTGATACTAAAGCTGCTATAGACCCAACAACTAATCAACCTATCTTAAATGATTCAGGGCAACCAGTAAAAAATGTTACTGGTGTCAAAAAAGATACATTCAAACCATATAGCGGTGACCCACGAGACTACGTAGCTGGCTTCAGTCCTTTGCAGCAACAAGTTCAGTACAACGCTGCAAACCTGCAAGTACCCGGTCAATACAACCAAGCAACTGGTTTGACTGGTCTTAGCGGTATGGGCGCTCTTGGTACTGCACAGCAAGCGCAAGGTGTAGGTAGTGATTATTTAAGCGCAACAAGTAACGTATATAACCCTAAAACTGGCGGATACGATGCAAGTAATGCGGTAGGTTCTTTCATGTCGCCTTACATGCAGAATGTGGTTGATATTCAGAACCAAGCTGCACAGCGTCAAGCAGATATTGCTAGGACACAACGTCAAGCGCAAGCTACTAAGTCTGGTGCTTTTGGTGGTAGCCGCCAAGCAATTGAGAATGCTGAAGCTAATCGTTCGTTGCAGAGCATGATGAACAACAATCAGTTGCAAGGACAACAAGCCGCATATCAAGGCGCACTGCAAAACATGCAGTATGGCGCTGGTCTTGGCCTGCAAGGGTTAAATACAGCCCAACAAGGTTACGGCATGGCTGGGCAAGCTGGTGCGGGTTTAGCAAATATTGGCAATCAACAGTTGGGCGCACAGCAAGGCATTCTTGGTTTGCAACAACAAATTGGTGGTCAACAGCAAGGCCAAGAGCAGCAGATTATCAATCAAGCTATTCAGAACTACGCCAACCAACAGCAAGCTCCTATGCAAGCGTACAACCAGTACAACGCTTTGTTGCGTGGCTACGCTATACCTGGCATGACATCTACGCAGTATCAAGCTGCGCCTAGTATGACTTCACAAATTGCCGGTCTTGGCACAGCAGCGGCTGGTGCTTACGGCTTGATGAAGCGTGCAGGGGGTACTATCAAAGAACCAAAGGGCCAAGGTATTGATACACTTGGTTTGCGTAACGCTTTGAATGCGGGGAAATAATGAACGGCATTGCCCAAAAAATTATCGCTGATCCCGATAGCTACTCTATTGACATGCTTACGGATGGTGTGCAGAACGGCACAGTTCCTGCCTATATTGGCATTCCATTAATTCAAGAAAAGACGCAAGCTTTAAAACAGCAACAAGCTTTGATGGGTGGAATGCAACAAGCGCAACCGCCTATTGCTCAAGAAGTATTGGCTGAAGCGGCGCAAGCAACTACTCCAGTTGGTATTCCCGGCCTTCAATCTAATCTTCCCGTAGCCACCGGTGCTGGTGGAGGCATTGTTGCTTTTGCCGAAGGTGGTGAAGCTGACGATGAAGAAGATGACGATGAACTTGGCATGAGCGAAGATGAAAAACAATTGTTTAACATCATGCGTAGCCGCATGGCGTCTGGTGACGAGTACGAAGAAATGGCTGGTATTGGCGCATTGCCTGCCGGTGTTTCCAAGGCTGTAGCTACTAAACGTGAAGTTTCTTCTAAAGTTGGCAACGAGCCCAAGCAAACTAGAAGCGAAGGCATTACGCAGTTGACTAAAGAAGGCATGGCTCCTGAGTCGCTGATCAACAAGATTATGCAAAAAGAAAGTGGTGGACGTCGTTATGATAAAGACGGCAATCTATTGACTTCTCCAAAGGGTGCGCAAGGCGAAATGCAAGTAATGCCCGGAACGGCACGTGACCCCGGTTTTGGTATTCGCCCTGCCCGTGCAGGTGATCCTGATGACTTAGCCCGTGTGGGTCGTGAGTACTTTAACGTAATGTTGGATAAATATAAAAATCCAAAGTTAGCAGCAATTGCTTACAACTGGGGGCCTGGTAATACAGACAAATGGTTGATGGCTGGCGCGGATATGTCCAAGTTGCCTAAAGAAACCAGAGACTACTCACGTGACATGGCTGCTGGCGGTGCTGTGCATTTCCAAAGTGGCGGAATAAATAACCCTTTTAGTAGATATGCATCGCCAGAGATATCTAGCCAGATTGGTATTATTGATCAGCAAATTGCTGATGCTGAAGAAGAAATTAAACAGTTTAAAAATAACCAACCCCCTGCTGGTAGCCAAGAGTTTATGGGGTGGAAACAAAAACTTAATGAGTCTATGGCGCGTAAAAACGCTTTAGAAGTTGGGTATAAAAATTTAGCGGAACAAACTGGTGCTGCAAGGCCATATCTCGGCAATATGATGCAGCAAGCTACTGGCGTTGGTAAACCTCCAGAAATTCTTAAAACACCACCACCCTCGCCACCAGCTAAACCGGTACAAAATACACCAGCCCCACAAAAAATGGATATGGTTAACCCTGACGAAGCGGCCTTAGCTGCGGAAAAAGCTGCTAGGTATACCCCACCAACAGCAGGGGCGGCTAAAGCCGAAGAGCCCTCACTTGTTAACCCAATGGGTGACTACATTGGTGACTATGCTTCGTATCTTAAAGATCGCAGGGGAGAACTGGCTAAAGACAAAGAGACCAATAAATACTTGGCGCTCTTACAAGCTGGTCTTGGCATGATGGGCGGTACATCTCGTTACGCTGGCGCAAACATTGGTCAGGGCGCGAGTCAGGGCATAGCCGCATACATGGCAGGGCGCAAGCAAGAGTCTGCTGATGACCGTGCAATCCAGCAAGGTATGTTGGGCTTATCCCGTGCAGACCTGTACAACAAGATGCACTTGGAAGATATCAAGCGTAAAGCACTTGCGGATAACAACATGAAGTTGTATCGTGAGGCTACCTTAGCTATTAACCAACAAAACGCCGCAACTAATGCTGCTAAAGCAAAAATTATGGGGACTCGTGCAACTCAAGAGTTCAACATAAAAGCTGATAAAGCTTGGCGTGAAAGTGAAGATTACGCACGTCTAATCAAAGACTTAAAAGGTCAGAAGAAAGACTGGGCTAACGATACCAAGTTGCAAACTAAATACGAACAAGAGCGTAGGAAATATATTCAGGGTTATTTAGCCGAAAACCAAAGTGGTGCTGGTATCCTTGATGCCGAAGACGCATAAAATTTAAATTTAATTTGCCATGATCCTTAACCTTCCTAAAATCGGGCTAGTACGTTTTCGTGATGACCTGTCTGAAGCGGAGCTTGATGGTCAATTAGAACGGCTTTCCAAAAAATACGACTTTGAGATTCCACGTGGGCAGTTGACCACTGGTGAGATGTTTAGTAAATCCCTGTCTCGTGGGGCTAAACAGCTAGGGTCTACGTTTGGTGATGTTATCCCTGCAATGGGAGCATCTGCGCTTGGCTTTGATGAGTACGCTGCTAAGCAGATGGAGGAAGCACAGGATACTCAAAGAGAAATCAATAAGTACTATGCGCCTCAGTACCGTGATACTGGTGACATTAAAGGTATTGGTGACCTTCCCGGCTTTGCATTAGAGACAATTACTGAACAAATCCCTAATATTGCCACTGCGCTTGTACCCGGTGGTATTGGTGGAACTATTGCTCGTCGTGCTGGTGTTGCTGCGGCTGAACGCGCCGCTATGCCACTTATTGAGTCTGGCGCTACTGCCGCTGAACTTGCTCGTGTAGCCGGTCGCACTGGCGCAGAGTACGCTACACGTGGTCAAAACCTTGGAGTCTTTCTAGGCTCTTACGCGCAGAACGCTCCAGAAGTATTCCAAAACATCTATGAGAAAACCGGTGAACTTGCTCCCGGCGCAGCCATGTTGTTTGGTTCCGCATCTGCTGCGCTTGATTCTGTATTGCCTGCTCAGTTGCTTAGAAATGTAACTGGCCCAGTAAAAGTCGGCATCATTGAAAAACTTCTTGAACGCTCTGGCATGGACAAGGGCTTGCTGCGTTCAGTAAGCGCTGGAATGTTAAAAGGTACTGGCGCTGAGTCACTGACCGAAGGTATGCAAGAAGCCATCAGTATTGCTGCTGAAAACTTTGTAGACAAACATGAAGCCGTCTTTGGTAGCAGAGAGTGGAACCGCATCATGGAATCTGCCGTGCGTGGCGCAGTGGCTGGCGGTGCGTTTGGTGGTGTAGGTGGTGGGGCAGAAGCTTTCCGTGCGGGTCAAGAACGTAAAGGCCAGTATGCACAAGCAATGGCTCAACGTCAGCAACGTTTGCTTGCCGGAGAAGTTGGACGCCAAAGTGAACAGATTGAAAGTTTTGGCGCAGATCAACAGCAAATGCAGCTACCCGGTTTTGAGATTGGGCCTGCCTCTGGATTGCTACCCCCTGCCGAACCCGCCCCACCAGTACTTAAAGAACCAAAAGGCAAACAACTAGGCTTGTTTGGTGATGAAGGTTTGCCTACTAAAGAGGCAGAAGCCAGTAAACTAAGGGGCGATAAAGCCATTGCAAACCAAGAACGGTTGGCACAGCAACGTGAATCCGCTGAAGTAAAAGCCGCCCAAGCAAAACTTAAAGCCGCTATCAATGATCTTACAGATACGCCTACTAACTTAGTTGGGTTGGCTAAACAGCCATCACCACTAGCGCAAACAATTGCACAGGCGCAGGGAGATTTAGACGCTCTAGCCAGTAAGCGTGGCCCTAAAGCGGAAGCTATACCTGAACCAAAAGTTGTGCAAAAAGCTACACCACTTACACCACAACAACTTCCAACAACGATTAACGATGAAGTACTTAAAGGACTGGGTATTGGGCATACTGCAATTCTTCGCAAGAACAAGTTACTCGAAGGCAAAGACATCTCCAAACCAGCAGATGCCGCAGAAGTCAAACGTATTCTTGAAGCCTACGCAGAAAACCGTAGTGAACCCATTCGTCAAAAAATTGAAGCCTACCTTAGTAGACCCGAATTCCAAGGAGCGCAGAATGTTGCAGGACTTAACGCCGAGCCAAGTGGAGGAAGCCCTAGCGTGGATGGCGGATCCAATCTGGTCACCCCTGCCGAAACCGATGCGGGACTTAAACGAGATGGAGATGTTTATGTTGAGCCGGATGTTGGAAACATTGATGCAAGAGAAGAACAGCCAGCCACTTCAGTAATTGAAGAAGAACAGCCAGCCCCTACAGTAACACTACCACCGGAAGTACAAGCCGCTAAGGATTTATTGGATGCAATAGATAAAGGTGGCGTTCCGCTAAACCCAAGCAAAATTAATGCAATTGCTAGAAACCTTGGGCTTGAAGTTAAAAAATCAGCAAAACCTGAAGAAACAATTGCAAGATTACGTGAAGCTGTAGCTCGCGCAGCCCAACCTATGGGTTTTATTGATACTCAACTTGACGAAGGAACCACAAGTGGCATTGAAACCTCTGAAACTATCGAAGCAGCGCAAGAAGGACAAACGCAATCAGTTGCCGGAGAACCTCTAAGCAAAAAGGCTGCTACAGATGAAAAGAAAGCCGAGAAAGGTGCTAGTGCAGATACGCAAGAACGCCGCACTTTTGTTCGCGCTATTGACAAGTTGGTTGACAACCTCATCACATCTGAAATCCGCAAAGCAGAAAAGGCCGCTAACTTAAATACGGGTGAGGTGCAGTTGCCTACTACTTTTGTAGGTACGGATATTCATAATCTGTTGCGTTTACCACGTTTGTTAAGTGAGTTCATTCGTTTGCAGGAAGTTATTCCAAAGATTGAAGAAGCTCCGCAAAGAGCCAAGAACGAAAAAGCATTTAAACAAATTGCTGAAGGTATCAATCGTTCTGGTGTATTTGCCAAAGAAGCAATCGGCGCTCTTAATGGTGGGTTTCGTAATGACCCAGAGGCTTTATTAGGTGTGCTAAACAAAGCAGGTACTGAGTCGCTTGCAGATTTTGTGTCTGAAAAAATTGAAGCTGCTAAACAAGAAGTAGCAGCCCGTAGAAAAGAAGACCAACCTCCAGAGCCAAAGAAATCTACAAATCAGCTTTCTAAAACTAGGCTGAAAAGAGCTATTAATGAGGTCTACCACAACTGGACTAGAAGCAACAAGCAACGTGCCGCATTTGAAGAGATGGTTAATCAAGGCAAAGGTCTTGAAGCCATTGACCAAGTTCTTGAGTCACTAGACCCAGAGAGCCGCCAAAATTTAAAGAGTGAGTTAAACTTTATTTACGGGCAGGAAATGTTCTTGCCTAAAGCTATTGGCCCTGCATTGGATGCTGATGGTCGTGCGCTTGCCGAGAAGGGTAACTTTAAAGACCTGCTCAGCCACATCATCAATAAGACCGACAACAAGTTGGTGCGTCAAATCCTACGCAAGATTCAGTCGTTAGGTATTGCACCTAAGATTGTGATTGGAGATGTTGGTAGAGAAAATCATGCAGGGGTGTATGACCCAGCTACCAACACAATTACGCTTGACCCAGATTTTGGTTTAAACCATCACACCATCATTCACGAGACTGTGCACGCCGCAATCTCGCACGTACTGCGTAGCCCCAACAATAAGCTAACTCAAGCTTTTGTTCAGTTCTTTGAACAAATTAAGAACCAAATGGGTTCTGCCTATGGTGGTCAAGACATTCAAGAATTTGCTTCTGAGTTAGTAGGTAACCCAGAGTTCCAAGCCCTGCTTAAAACAATCAAAGCGCCTCGCAGTGAGAACATGTTTGTAAACATGATGCAGGCTATTGCTGAGTTCTTTGGGTTTCGCAACGCTTATAAAGAAGGCATGAAGTTTGTCAATGATGCAATTGATATCTCTTCTAAGGTCGAAGTAACACCTGCTGAAAAGATGTTCTTAAGCATGGGTTCAGCCGTTAACTCTGCGTTTAATACAGTAGGTCAAATTGGGCAGAACATGCCTTCACTGGCAGGCCAAACGCTTGAAGATACCAAGAATTTGTTCTCTAACGTGAAAGACTTTGGCTGGATGAAAACAGCTATGGGTATGTTGCGACTCGACAACATAAACACGTTGTACAAAAAAGAACTGCCATCTATCCAGAAGTTAATAGATGCACTTGAGTTACGTAATGGTATGCAAGAACAACGCATATCTGCCATCAACAAAGACTACAAGCGGTTCTCTGATATTGCTAAGGCTAATCCGCAAGCTATGAAGCGTATGGACGACATGGCTATTGATGCCCGTTTATACGAAGTAGATCCGCTAGATGCAAACTTTAAGACTACACCTGCCAATGCCGCGCAGTACCATCGTTTGCGTAACATCTACACATCCTTACCTTCTGATGTGCAAACAGTCTATAGAGACATCCGTAACTTTTACACAAAGTCTTTGAATGAGTACGAGCAGTTGTTGCTTAGAAGCGTCTCTCCGTCACTTGCCGCAAAGCTTACTCAACAGTTTGCAACCCGTAAGAAGTTGACTGCGTACATCCCATTCTTGCGTAGCGGGGATTTTTGGTTGGAGTTTGCTGACCCTGCAACTGGTGAGCGTGCTGCTATGGCTTTTGAGTCTATTCGTGAACGCCAGCAGTTTGTTGACACCATCCTTAAACCGCAAAATATTCAGAGTAAGAGCTACCGCAACTTACAAAACATTTTGTTTGACCCATCGTCAATTCCGCCAACATCATTTGTTGGTAAGATCATGGCTGATCTGCAAAAGCAGGGTGCAAGTCAACAACAGCTTGATAGCGTATATCAGGCATACCTGACGCTTTTCCCTGCCGAGTCTATTGCTAAGCAGTTCCTCAAGTCTAAGAACGTACTTGGTATGGAACGAGATATTGTCAAAGGCTACGGCACGACTGCGGTTAAGTGGGCGCGTAAGTTGTCTAGTTCTGAATACGCCCCACAAATTGATAGAGCACTAGGCGAAATTAAAGCACAAGCTGAAAACGTAAATCGTTTAGATGTAACCGCCGCCGCTGAAAATATCATGGAACAGAAAGAGTTCCTGCATAACCCAACGTTTAATGCGTTCACACAAGCAGCTACAACTCTTAGTTACTTTGAGTACATTGCAGGTAACATTTCATCTGCTTTGATAAACATCACATCTCTACCTATGTTGGTGTGGCCTATCCTTGGTGGTAAGTTTGGTTTTGACAAAACAACATCTGCCATGACTGCCGCCAGCCGTGTTGCAATCAATGGCATGGAGAAGGACGCAAGATACAAGAAGTTGTACGAAACGATGATGAACCACGGCCAGCTAGAGCACACAATGGCTCGTGAGGTGCTTGAGGGTCGTAGGCAAAAGACTACTGAGTTCACAGGACTCAAAGGTCGTATCCTTGATGGTCTTTCAATTCCGTTTGCCGCAACTGAACGCTACAACCGTGCTACCACTGCAATAGCCGCTTATGATTTGGCTCGTCAAAGTGGTATGAGCGAAGCTGATGCTATTCAATATGCAGTGACCACAACTAAAGATGTACATACCTCCGGCTTGGCGGCTACTGCTCCTAAGTGGATGCAGAACCCAGTTGGGCGTGTATTCTTTACGTTTAAATCATTCGTATGGAACAGTGCATTTATAATGGCACGTGCTTTCCATCAAGCATTTAAGGGTGAGACTCCTGCTATCCAGCACGCTGCTCGCCGACAACTTCTTGGTACATACGGCATGGCTATGGCGTTTGGTGGTGTTAAGGGCATGCCGTTCTATGGTGCTATATCTACACTTGCCACAATGATCCAAGCATTGTTTGGTGATGATGACGAGCCGTTTGATTTTAACGAAGAGATGCGTGACTTCTTTGGTGAGTTGGGCTACAAAGGTGCGTTTAACTACGTTACTAATCTTGAGTTGTCTAATCGTGTTGGTATTGCTACTGATCTGATCTTCCGTGATGACCCACGTGGTGTTGCAGAACATGGATACATCTTGTCAGCCATGCAACAAATGTTTGGCCCTGCTGGTTCATACGCAGTTAGCGTAGGTAACGGTATTAACATGATCAAAGAAGGTAATGTTGAACGTGGTGTTGAAGCCATCATGCCTAGCTTTGTTCGCAACGGTATGAAGGGCATACGCTACATGAGTGAAGGTGCGTTAACGTTGAAGGGTGACCCAGTTGATGAAGACATTAACGCCTACAACTCATTGATGCAAGCCATTGGTTTTTCCCCTGCTGATTTGTCTAGCAACTATGAGAAGACTTCAGCCGCTAAATCTTATGAGAAAGAAGTTAGCGCACGTCGTGTCCGCCTCTTGAACTTGCACGATATGGCTAAGACTGCGGGTGATATGGACTTAATGGCTGAAACTAAAGACGCTATATCGGAGTTCAACAACAAGCACCCGAACAGTAAGATCACTGGCGATACCTTGCGTAAATCTGAATCGTCTCGCAAGGCGGCTGAGAAGAACATGATCAACGGTGTCACATTCAACAAGAAGTTGCGTGGCGAGATTGAAGAGAAGTTCTTCGAGGAAGAATGAAAAAAAGCCCCTGACTAAGCAGGGGCTAAATACTTCAAGCAGAAGTAGAGTGCGGGGCGAGTATAACCTCCCTGCGCCATACACGCAACCCATACACGCCATTTTCTATAACTTGTTTTGAAACAACGTCTAAACCCAACCTGGCGCACTCGCTCATAACAAACTTTTGCACCTGCTTCCTCTGTAGGCAAGGTATAAAGAAAGACGTTCCGGGCTGAAACTTAACCCATTCAATCAGTATCGACAGGTTGAATACCGTTGTCATCTAGCAACACATTCTCATTAAAGAAGTCCAGTTTAGTAGTGTCAAAGCACAGGGCGTTCACAGGGGCTTGCATGTTTGCAAGGGTGCCAGCCGTCATGCGTTTCTTCTTGGTGTCAACCAGTGCTTTACTCTTGCGGTAGCCACTCAAGGACTCTTCGTAGTTGATAAAGTTCTTAGAGCAATCGTCTCGGTAGGTGCGGTTCACCACATACAGCATCTTGGTATCGGGCTCGTAGCGTGCAGTCAATGCGCCACGTGGCTCCTTAATCGGCCCATGCTCTAATCCGTTCTTAGCCTTGTCGCCATTGATCACAAGAATCTCATGGAAGTGACGTTGCAAAAAGCCACCTAAGAAATCGTCACCGTCAAACATGTATTCACGATTGCGAATACGGGTCTCATTAATTAAGCCCACTGCGTAGTTAAACACTGGCTTGATCGGTATGTCGTGCAGTCCAAGGTACTTGGCAATAGAGCCACCAGTTATAGCTAGTGACGCCATAAGAGCCCAATAGCGTTCAGCGTTCTTAATACCAGCGGCTTGCTCAATACGCACCTGCACATCAGCCATCTTAGCTTTAACCATAGGCAACTGACCCACAAGAGCCTGAGAGAACGGCTCCATTGCATGCCCATAGTTGTTCATCAATTGACCAAAGTGTTGCCGTGCCCAAGTCGCATCGTCAAATGGGTCAGGTTTGATGTTGATCTCCAAAATCCTCTTTAACTCGCCATCTGGAAAGCCTTTTATGGATAACAGTGCGTCAGTCACGTACCGGTTGGATGAAGTGATCAAGCCAGTTTGAAACTTGGTATCGTTCCTACGCTCTGCGTTCTCGTGTTGCTTCAAACGATTCTTGCCACGACCTGAAGTCACGTCATACACTTGGTTTGACATTTGCTCGGGCGGCATATTTGTGATCTCGTCCATGGTCACTGCCAAGTTCTGCATCACACCAAGGCGGCTCATGCGTGAGTTGTATGTGTCCTTGGGGGAGAGCAAGAGTTCCTTGGGTCTGCCGTAGATACTGTTGATGGCTTGCAAGATTGTGGTCTTGCCTGAACCTGACTCACGGCTAACTAAGTTGAGCAAGAAGCCGTCAAGTGCTGTGAACTTCATTAGCATCGTGCCAAACCCCATAAAGAAAGCAAAGGCTCTAGCCTCCATACCTTCACGACCATAGGCGTTGATTGTGTTCTTCCATACTTGGAAGTCGCCCTTAACTTGGAATAGCGGCACCAGTGGTAGTGTGGGCGCAGATGGCGGGCTATATACCGTCTCAGTTGCACGGATTTCTCTGTCACCAATAATGATGGCTGACTCGTCCTCAACCCAACCAAATTGTTTGTGCGCTTTCTCAGCTTGTGAATTCATCTGTAATTCCTCAACCCATTTTGTAACGTAGTACATGAGTGCGTCTTGTTTCTTTCCAAGAGCAGTCACGCCAAATGAAGCTACTGTTGCAATAAACTTGTCCTTAGACAGCACGTTGGGCAGGGTCATAATCCACTCACGCACTCCGTCTCTAGGTAGGTGCAACCGCAGTAGCAGGGTCTCACCTAAGTCGGGGTCTTGCATACGCTTGACTACATAGAAGTCATAGGGGTACACAATCTCTTCTGTATCGTTGCCATCTTTGTCTTTGGCACGTTGGTATATACCGCCCATCTTGCCCCTGAAGAATGGAAAGGGGTACTTGGGAATTACAAACGTCTTGGCTTCTTTAGTCTCAGGCTCTAGGTCTGTGACGATGTTGTCTTCTTCAGTGGCTTCAATGATTTCTTTGCCAATCTGAATAGGGGATGTGATTTTTAGCTTGCAGCCCTCACAGCCTTGTGCAAACAACTTTTTAAATGTCTCGCAAGTGTAGGGGCCCCGCGTCTCGTTGGCTTTGCGATCAGTCTCACGCTCTGAATAGTCAGGGTGCTGATTAGAGATGACATGGATGGCTTTGTCTCTATCGACACACTGTTGAGCAATACTCAGCCCCGCCCGCCACAAAGGTTCATCTATCGTTGTTTGGTTGTGGTAGATGTTCAAGAGTTGATTGCATCCATTGCCTTCAACGGACTTAATCAGGATGGTCTTGAAGCGGGACTGACTGCTACCCATCAGTGCAAGGGTCAGTGGGTCTAGCTGACGTTTGAAGTCAGCCTTGTCCAGCATCTTTAAAATATCTTCAGACGGTACAAGAAGTTTTTCAATCTCGTCAATCGTCATTGTGGGTGCTACGTATAGCACTTCCACTGGAATAGGATTGGTTGGGTCTTTTACGTGAAAGGTTTCAGGCACCCTAAGAACACGTGCGGCTTCGCCAGTAACGGCAGGGTCAACATCAAACTTATGTTCAACGCACAACTCTTTAAGGCGGTCAGCATGGCTCCTCCACTGCTTACGTGGGATAGCCTTATCCAGTACCCAATACACGTGGGCACCCAAACCCGACTTTACGATAGTCGGTCGTGGTAGCTTTGTTATCTTACAAAAGCTTTTTAATGCAATTAACCCTTCGCCCAAATCTGCAAAAGGCTTACCAGTGCCGCAATCAAGATCAATATAAAACGACTTTAGATAAAGCGCATTATTCGTAGTACGGCCCTCTTGCGGGTCGCCATACTTAGCCATAGCAAAGAACGCATTAAATTCTTCTTGCACTAACACGTCTGCTTGCGTGCTTATGTCATCTATGCTCTCTACAAACTTCTGCCTAACAACATCTTTTTCGTTAACTGTCTTGATTCCGAATGTGCAGTAGTGCTCGCCTTGCTCTAGTGGTGGGAGCACCAGTGCGAGAAACTCTTTTCTCGAAATCATAGCCGTCCTTGGTATCGTCTTTTAAAAGAGAAAGGCAGGGATGAGACGGAACATCCTTTTCGGGAGCTACCCTAGCCTACTCAAACTATTAAGCTAACTTTGCAATTAGCTTGTGCATCTTGTCTGCGTACTTACCTGACACTACGGTTTTTCCACGGAACCAAGAATATACAGTCACTCGGCTTACACCGAAGAACTCAGCAACGTCAGTTACGGGTATATCCCTATCTAAGCAGAGCATCCCTAACTTGACCCCGAGCAAGGTTTGATTAGCTTCCTTGATTTCTCGGGCGGTAAGTGTGGAATACCCTGCCATTACTCATCGTCCCAAGCCTCAAGAATCTTGGACAAGTCCTTCTTAGGGGCTTCTTCCTCTTTCTTGGCGACTCGTTTAGTGGGTTCTTCCACTGGCTCAGCTTCAACCTTGGCGGGTTTGGCTTCTGCTTTAGGCTCAGCCTTGGGTGCTTCCAACTTGGCGGGTTTAATGCCATCAGCTTCAGCCACAGTCATGGTGATTGCTTTCATAGCAGATTCAGACTTACCCTGCTCAATAGCAATGTTATGCTCTGATGCTTCCAAGACTCTGACAGGCTTAAATGTCAGCTTAGGTGTTGCGCTGTCTGTGTCGAAACGCATCTCAGTAACAACTGCAGTAATTGGAATACCTTTACTGCCAATCATCTTTGCGTATGTCTGCAAAGGCCACTTCCCGGGTTCGCCTGCACCGAAGATTGATGCGGCAGGCAGGGTCAGTTGGAACACATCACCCTTCAAGTCGTTTGCCAAAGCCACGGCAAGACGCTGGCTAAAACGGCAAGCACGGCTGTCACCCTGACCTGAACCCTTCATGTTTTTGTCGCAGTCCATGCAACGCTTCGCTTGAGGCATAGTTGACTTAGCATCAGGGAAGTCGCCATCGGCAGACCAACAATCGGGTGCGGCAGGTTCGCTACCTTCACTGTACGTTTTTAAATAGAAAGTGCGTGACACTTTTGGTGAAGCGGCAACGACCACCACGTTCATTGAACGCTCTTCGTTCTTCGCAACTTCTTTTCCGTTGACCATCATGCGCCATACACCGCCCTTGATGGAGATACGTTTCATACCACCACCCGCACCGCCCATCAGCGACTTAGTGGTTTCGTCAAGTTCTACCTCTTTCAAATACGAGGGTAGACCACCATCCAACATTGCAAGTTCGTTACTCATTTTCTGCTCCTAGCGTTTTACGATTACTATAGTTTGATTGACGTCCGCATTTAGCCCCGGCGGATGAAGATCGGGGTTTTCCTCAAGAAATTGAGCCATGTTCGTGCTGTTGATACGTTGTTGCATCAACGAAAAGGCATCGTTATCTTTGAGAAATTTGAAAAAAGAATCCCAGTCACTAGTCCAGTAATTCTTTGTGATTCTGCGTGAGACCGTACCAAATTGCGTACGTATCGTTTGGGCACCTTCAGCCTTGCAAATCTCTAACAGTTGACTTCCAACAGTGTCTTGTTGCTCCTTGAGTTCAGCAACTTGCTTCTCAAGTTCACGTCGCTTGTCACGAATCTTCACGTAGATTTTTGCTAGCTTTTCGGTATTGGCTTCTTCACTCATTGCACTCTCCTTTTTGTTGTTGGGATATGGAATATAGGGGCTCCACTTTACAATGTCAAGTGTCTTCCACAATATTTTTATAAAGATCAATTAATCGTGTGTGAATGTCTACTTTTTCCGACAGCATCTTGTAGATGCGTTTTTCTACAGGACTACCTTGCAGATGCACAACAGTGCAAGGGTTGCGTTGACCAGCACGATGCACACGTGCATTAGCTTGTAGATACGTCTCTATAGAAGTGATCGGCCCCCACCAGACAACAACATTTGCGGCATGAAGCGTTACGCCATGTGCGGCTGCCTGGGGTTGTATTACAAGCACTTGTGGATACTTCTCTGTTTGAAACTTAGCAAACACTTCGGTGCGTTTGTTGACGGGCACACCACCATTGATAACTTCACAAGTAATGCCGTTGGTTTTAAGTTCTTCAGATACGATCTCAATAGCGTGCCTGAACGGAGCAAACACAATTACTTTGTGGCTTGCTTCTTCGATGACCTCCAACAACGCAGTCATACGGCTCTTTGCATCAAATGCAACTACTTCGCCACTGTCCGAGTACACCGCACCACAAGAAAGTTGTAGAAGCTTGTTCAAGTTTGCGGCGGCGTTTACTGTAGTGATTTCTTCCCCTGCCGCCACAGTCATCATGTTCTTGCGAATAGTCTCGTAGTACTTCATCTGTTGTGGTGTCAGAGGCACATCACGAGTTACGTAGGTCATCTCGGGCAAGTCAAGACACTCGTCCTTGGTAAAACGGATCGCTGGTTGAAGAGCATCGTGCAACACCTTTTCTGATGTAGCTTTTGGCACCCATTTGAACTGCGTGATCTTCTGCATCACTTGGTCACGAAACGCACCAAAGAACTTGGGCACGCCCGATGGGTTGATAATTTTTGCTAGTCCATACGCATCAATAGGCGACTGCGATGCAGGGGTTCCTGTCAACATCCATACCCACATGTCAGGCTTGAGCGCAGAGTTCAGTGTCTTCCAACGTTTTGTCGATACGTTCTTATAAGCATTAGCCTCGTCAATCACAACCAAATCAAAGTTCTTCACCTCGTCTTTGATAATGTCAAGCCCATCAAAGTTGCAGATCACAAAGTCAGCATTACCCTTGGCGGCTCCGATGCGCTTCTCCTTGGAGTAGCTGTGCGCAATAGCGCATGACCGATGCATCGCAAATTTAAATAGGTCTGCCTCCCATGCCGATGACATGATGGACAGTGGGCACAGCACCAAGACACGCTTGATCGCACCAATGTTTATCAGGTAGTCAGCCGCCCAAATAACACTGGATGTTTTACCAGTACCCTGCTCGTTGAAGCAGAACGCACGCCTGTGCATGGTAAGGAACGATGATGTGACCTTCTGATGGTCAAACGGCTTGTATAGCCCTGTCCACTCGTAGTGTGCATTGATAGGCGAAGGCACGTTCTTGATGCGTAAGTTCTTTAGCACCTGAGCCTCTTCTAGCCCCCACTTCACTAGCACCTCATTGTTTCCCAATAGCTGGCTTTTGGGAATAACTGTTGTAATTCGGTTTGGTTCCCGAACTTTTAGCAACAACGCTTTGTTGTTAATTATTTGCATTTTGTCGGTAGTATTTTGCGATTGAACTCTGCACAGCACCACGTTCTGTTTTGGTTGGGTTGCCGTCCATTACGACGTAGTTTTTTCTATTAACTACATCACACGCATATAGTTCTTCTCTGTCTATATGCGTACCCTTCACAACCTTGCACATCAGTAAGTACCGATCTTGTAGTTTTAACAAAGCTTCAAACTCTTCTCTTGTCATTTGCACTCTAACTCCAAATAGGATATAGACCGAATGTGTGTTTTTCACATTCAGTCAAAATGAAGTACTACTTACGGTAGTCACTCGGTTGGCTCGGCTCCCCCAAAATCAAAGATCGTCATCAAGGAGAAAAAAAGGAAGCTACCAACTGATGCGGTTAATTTGAGGATTCCAACATCCTCACCTTCGTCACTCACACCTTACACGAAGGTTATGCAAAGGCAATCTGCCACTCCATTCTGCATACGCTACACAGAATGTCAAGAGCGTTTACGCTCTTTTTTGCTTGTTTCGGATACCAAATTACCCTTAGAGTCACGCAAGAACGAACGGTTTTTTGACTTGGATTCAACACGTACTCCATTTGTATTCAAACCGCCTTTGTCCAATGCTTTCACATGGGCAACATCTTTGCCATCACCCTTCTTGGCAGTGCCCGCTTTAACCGCCCCTGCTCGGGCGGCATTACGCATAGCCCGCTTTTTAATCTGTTCGGGTTTACCCTGATACTCGTCGTATTCTTGGCGATAGTCACGGGAGGATTTGTTTTTGTATGGCATGTGAACCTCAAGGTTTAATGATTTCAACCATTTTCTCAGTTTCAAGTATCAACTGCAACATCTGCAAGAACTCACTGTTCTCAATGGAGCCTGTGATCTTAATCCTAACACCATCTAAATCACTTATTGGTTTCCACTGATATTGCCATTTGCCTGTGCGCTCGTTCTTTTCGTTAAATCCTATTTGCACATCTATGGCGTTGCCAGACATGTTGCGGATTTCTAACTTCATTTCGTTTTGATTTCCACCTACGCAGTCGTTTGCGTACCGCAAATCGTGGAACACGCCATACCCTTCGCCCATGTCACTAAGCTTTACGTCAATCTTAGTCATCTATAAACTCCTTTACCGTTGTGGGTACAGTCCTTAACGGCGCACCAGTTCTTGCAACTAAAGTTGGGGCGGGGGTTCCATACATCCAACTCGATAGATTTCTCTAGTCGTGCAGTGTCATCAAGCCACCGCATCCAGTAGATGCCTTGTTGGTCTGCCTCAAAGTCAGCTTTCACAAAGTCATGGGCAACCACAAAAAGCAACCCCGACCGAACTTTTTTGACTTTGGGAAAGTGTTTAAAGATTGCAAGTGATAGTAGTTCTAACTGCTTGGTGTCTGCGTACTTGGAGGACTTGCCAGTCTTGTAATCGACCAAATAAGCCTTGTCATCTTGCAAGGTGATCAGGTCAGCAATCCCACGCCACCAAACATCTTCATCAAAAAACCCACAAGGACGTAGATCCCGGGTGAGTCCCAACTTGTATTCACAAAGATGTTTACCGTTGCGCTTACGAAGTAGCTCAAGAGGCTCACGTATAAAGGCATGTTTATCAGGAATGGGGGTTCCATGCTTGATAAAGTCCTCGGCAGACTTATGCACCTCTAACCCATAATTTAGATGTTCGGTAGGGGGGTCAACTACATCCTTCTTCACCCTCATCCGATAATACTTCTGTGGGCACTGCTTGAACAAATCAAGGGAGGAGTACGACCAAGTGTACTTAGTCTTTTTGTCTGCGCTCATATTTTCTCTTTGGTGTGATTGCGGCAATGCCGTCATCGGTGTCCCGATTGCGCTCATCCATAAGATTATCTGCCGTCTTGTAGGCAAGATGTGGAATTTCTGCAAGGCTGTAGTCTCCATTTATGATGAGTCCACACATGGCAAGCATAGCCGCCATATCTCGTAAATTTTCTTCATGTTCGTTCATTCTGTTCCTTTAACAGTTGGTCATAGTACTGCTTGGGCATTGGGGTTTTCTTGACAATCATCTGTCGCAACCATTCTGCTCCACCAAGCTGATTAAAGATAATCCATTGTCTGTCTGACATTCGTATCTGTCTCCCTATGAGGGGTTCAGGCGGTTTAGGTCTTGGCACTTGGCGGTCTCCTTGCTCGGTTAGTCCAACAAGACACACAATGCCATTTAGTATGGCTCATTTGTATGCCCCCTTCAGGCGGTCTCGTTTCGTTACATTTATCACACACTTTATATTTGTGGTGCGGTTGCTTGCTCCCAATTTCCAACTGCTGTCTAACAAAACCATTCATTTCTTCATATCCCTTACAAAACAAGCAAAGCTTGCGGCTGTATCACCAAAGGCACGCATCTTGTCGAACTCCTTGGCAACTTCTTCTAATACATCGTTACGCAGTGCAACTTCAACAGTCTCATCAGCTACTCGGCTATCGTAGCAAGCACAACCACGTTCCCAACATCCTCTGTCCATTAGTGTCATGTGTTCTTCTCCTTTAGTTTGGCTTCAATGATTTTTACTGTTTCTTGAAGCCATACAGATTTTCCATGCGGAAACAAAAACCCCAAATCCTCATCCGTCAGCCCAACCCATTCTTGTTTTGGGTACAAAGCCCAAATTTGTCCAAGTGGTGTAAACAAAGGGCAGTCGTTATCTGTGCTGACCATGCCGTTAGTTGGGTCATACCATGCTATTGGTTTCATGTGTTCTTCTCCTTGAGTTTGGCTTCAATCTCTGCGGCAAAAAGCATCCATAAACTGTTAGGATTACTTAATGCCTGAATGAATTGTTGTTCTACTTGCATTTTGGTTGTGGGTGGCAGGTCTAATCGCGCAATAATTTTTAACGCAATTTCCATAGCTTCGTCTTCCATTAACCCAACCCAAGGGCGTTGTTTAAACGGTTCTTCCCTGTAATAGCCGTGGTATCCGTCTTTATCCATTGTTCTTTTCCTTGAGTTTGGCTTCAATGGCTTTGGCAAAATCAATTGCCCAAGGATGACACTC